CGTAAACATATGTCCACACCAGAACCTGAAATAAAATCCAAAACAAAAACTTTGGCCTGTTATATGTCTATGGCGCAGGCCGCTCGTGACCTAAAAATTCCAAAGTCAATTTTAATTCAAGCAAAAAAAGATCCTCAGTGTACGGCCTTTCATGCTTCGGGTCGAATATTCAAGAAATTGTTGGAAGATTACTTAAAAACATTTGGAAAAAATCTGATGGATGAAATGGCCAAGGGTGAAAATTATAATGAATGGAAATTACGAAAACTTAAGGCCGAGGCCCAGACAGCCGAACTTGAATTGGAAGAGGCCCGTGACAAATACTTGGACAAAGAACAAGTCCTTGCTTTTCTCCGTTCCATTTGTCTGAGTCAAAAAGCCTTGTTAAAATCACGATTTTGTATGGAATTGCCTCCAAAACTTATTGGTCTTGATCAAATATCCATGCAACTTTTAATTGAAAAAGAATTGGAAAGTGTCTGCAAGTTATTGCAAGATTCTGTGGATAACTACGATTTGAATCATGAACCTGAAGAAAAGCCAGTCTCCCTTGGAAATAAATATGTCAAAGAATTGGAAATCTGAACTTTTAAAAACCTACAAAGAAGCGTGGAATCCCCCGGATACAAGACCTTTGCTTGAATGGTCCGAATCCAATATTTCTCTTTTGAACGGAGTTTATTCTATTCCGGGCCTATTCAATACGGCCCGTTCCAAATATATGCAAAAGATTTTGGAAGAAATAAACAATCCATATAAAAGACAAATAAATATTATGGCAAGTCCTCGTTGCGGCAAGAGCCTAATCATGGAGGCATCCATGCTTTATTTTATTGCAAATAAACCCGGCCCTATGATGTGGTTAAATTCTACGGATGAAATTACCGATAAGTTTGCGGCCATGCGTTTGATTCCACTGATTAAAAGTTGTGGTCCAGTTCGTGATTTAATTGGAAAAGAAAGATTTCGTATAACCAAAAAACGAGTAATCTTTCCGCATATGAGTCTGAATATTTCTTCGGCAAAAATATCAGCGTTGCAATCCATCGGTTATCAATATTTATTCTTTGATGAAATATGGCTGACAGAAAATGGAAATCTAGAAGAAGCTAGGGCTCGTCTGGGGGACTTTAAACAAACCTATAAATTTATTTTGGCTTCGCAAGCCGGTAACGAACAACACGATTGGAATATTGAATTTAAAAAATATCCAATCTGGGAATGGGGATGGACCTGTCCAAGTTGTAAAAAAATTCAAATTTATGAATGGAATATAAAATTAGAAGATGGAACATATGCCGGTGTTGTTTGGGATCGTAATGAAAAAACTTACGATGAAAAAACAAAACAATGGAATATTCCGTTGGCATCCAAGACCGCTCGTTTTTGTTGCAAACATTGCAAATTTGAATTGATCGACAATCCAACAAATCGCAGACACATGAATGATAATGGATGTTACATCAATACAAATCCAACCGGAGATGACATTGGAATTAGCTTTCGTTACAACAGTATGGCTGACATTGATTTGAAATTATCAACACTGGTTAGCGAATTTCTCAATGCCAAAAAACTTCAAAGAACTCAGGGACTTTATGACGGTCTTGAAAAATTCTATGAAAAACGATTGGCCCTTCCATTTCCCCGGGCTGAACGACAACCTGCTTCACATAAAATCATTGTTGACAGTTATTCGCTGGACGACATTGTTAAAAAATATCGTTTCATGTCAATTGATTGTCAAAACAACGGTGAAAAGTTTGTTTATGTTATTCGTGACTGGGATGAAAAAGGAAATTCTTGGCTTGTAAAACACGGCCATACCGCAACTTTTGAAGAACTCCGAGTCATTCAATTGGAATTCAAGATACCAGACCAGTGCGTTGTTATTGATTCGGGATCTGGTTTTGCCTCCAAAGTTTATGCAAAGTGTTGTGAATATAGCCATACGGGCCTCTACAAAGGAAAAAAGGTATTATTTTCTTGGATTGCCTTAAAAGGCTGGGATGCCGATGCATTTCCACATCCAGACAACTCTAAACGACTTTATTCAACAGAGTCCCGAGGCGACCCAAACATGGGACAGGGAGCAACAAACAAAACGTGTCCATTGTATCGTTGGAGCAATCATAGCATAAAAAACATTTTAACCTATCTAAAAGAGGGAAAATCCTCTTTAAAGTGGAATGTAAATACAACAGATCCCACCTATCACGAACAAATGGACTCGGAAATACTTGTTCAAGAAGTTGACACCAAAACCAACCGACTCCGAGATATTTGGAAAAAACGGACAAGTTCAACAATCAACGATTATTTCGATTGCGAGTGTATGAATATTGTATTGGCCTGTATGGTTGGACTTCTTGGAAATCTCTAAGTCCTCTAAGTTTTTTTTACAAACAATCTAAATATAAAGATATGATAAATGGAATTTTTTTATACGGAGTCAATACAGAAGATGAAGTTCTTGAAATTTTAAGAACCATTCAATCCCAGAAAATAACCAACGGAGGAACAACTATTTCTCAGTGGAGTTCCGAAGGAACATCCGTTACAAAGTTCAATTCGATGAAAACCGAGGATTTGCTCAACGAATGTATCTATTTTCTTCGGACAAATTGGCCCGAAAGATACGGAAGAATCGTTAAAAAGATGATACCCCGCTATTTATAATTTATGACAAAAAGAAAAAATTTCAAAAAAGTCGTGAAAAAGCCAACAACCTCCAAGAAAAAAGCAGGCTTGTATCAGACTCCATCGGCTACGGGATATGCAAATCAACAAAAACGTCCCCGTTACTATGTTGTTGATGACATAAGTAACTCCGTAGGAACCTACCAAAGACTTGAACAAATTCAATTGGCCCGTTCACTTTTTACACAATGTGCCGACTTGGGAGGAGCCTTGTTGCAAAAAAGTAGTTGGGTCGTTAGTCCCGGTTCTTTTATGCCAATCTATTCGGGTAAAAATGAAAAATGGGGCATTGAAGCCACCAACTTTTTAACACAACAATTTTATCCAACTTGCAACGTCCTTGGCCAAAACTATAATTTTCAAACAACACTTTATTTGTCTTCGTTGGCTCTGGATGTTGATGGTGATTCAGGCCTATTTTTTAGTTATTCAAAATCAGGCTTTCCACAAATTGGTTTGATTCCATCACATCGAATCGGCCAAAGAAACGATGAAGAAATTGTTTCTTCAGGACTTTTTACAGGCTACAAAATATACGATGGTGTTATTGTCAATGAAAAGGGCCGTCCTATTGCCTATAGAATTCTTGGAGAAAAAGTTGAAGACGATAAAGATATTTCTGTTTTCAACATGCAGTTGTTGTATGAGCCTGAATGGGCCGATCAATATCGGGGTATTTCTCGGGTGGCCCGGTCCATCAATGACTGGACCGACAAAGACGACATTGATGAATTTATAAAACGTCACGTTAAACTAGTAAGCAGTCTGGGTCTTATTCACGAATCAATTTTGGGCGATGGTTCCGAAACAGGATTTATGCCGGGAGCCGAAGAAGATAGTGTATCAATTTTAAACAGTTCAGGCGTTCAAGTATCCAATATTCGTGGGGGCGAAATGTATTTTTTAAAGGCAGGAGCCAATGAAAAAGTTTCAGCCGTTGAAATGAAAAATCCAACACCAAACACAGAAGATTTTCTGGCCCGTATTCAAAAACGAGCCTTATTTAGTGTCGGTTGGCCCCAAGAGCTTTTAGATCCCAGCAAAATCGGAGGCGCAAGCGTTCGTTTGATTCAGGACTTAGTTCGCAAAACTATAGCCAACCGACAAAATACTTTGGAAAGACGAGCAAAAACAATCATAGGTTTTGCCTTATCAACAGCGATGAAGAATAAATTAATTTCTTCCAACACAGACGATTGGTATCTTTGGAATTTTACGAAGGGAGCAAATTTAACAGTCGATGCCGGTAATGAAAACAAATCCGATATTGAAAATTACAGAATGGGAACAGCTACGTTGTCCGAAATAGTTGCAAAAAGAGGAAATGACTGGACAAACACTCGAAAGCAAAATCAAAGAGAAGTGGAAGACTTGATTGAAAGGGCACAAACAATTTCCAAGAACAAAAATGTTCCCTTTGAAACGGCTCTGACACTTTTGCAACAGTCGACACCAAATACGTCCCCCGTTGCGCAGCCAAGTTTTTCAAATAACTCTGACAATTCCGATAACTCCGATAACTCCGAAACAGAAGAATAAAATCTATGAGAAACCTATACAGAATCGCTGAACAAATCTATGGCAAGCCTTGGTTGATAACTTCCACAAATTATCATTCGATTCGGATGCAATTTGAGGCCGCAATGAATAATAAATTGGCTTTGGATATGTTTGAAGAAGACAAAGAAGACAAAGACAAAGAAGAAATGCAATTGCCTATGAATTGTGCTTTGATTTGTGTCGATGGAATCATTGGAAAACATTTATCATTAATGGAGACATTGTGTGGGGGAATTGATATTGAAACAATTTCAAATGAATTGGATATGCACATGTCTAATCCAGAAATCAAAAACATAATTATACGATTTTCAACACCCGGAGGAACAGTAACAGGCGTCCCCGAGTTGGCCGACAAAATTTCTCGTTATTCCAAAATGAAAAACATTGTTGGAGTATGTGATACGCAATGTTGTTCAGCAGGCATCTGGTTGGCCTCTCAATGCACCAGTTTCTATTGCAGTCCTTCATCGGACATTGGTTCGGTTGGAGTGTACAGTATTTTCATTGATGAAACTCAGGCTCTTGAAGATATGGGTATCAAAGTTGTTCCAATCAGTTCTGGCCAATTTAAACTAATGGGTGCCAGCTTTCGCACAATGTCTCAAGAAGAAATTGCAATTTTACAAAAAGAAATCAACGACACTCACGCTGAATTCAAAGCCTCGGTAAAGATCGGCCGTCCAATTATTGATGAAAAAGATATGGAAGGACAAGTTTTCAATGGAAAAGAAGCAGTTTATCGGGGATTTGCCGATGGAAACATTCAAGAATTCAAAGACATCTGGGAATTCTTCAATTAAATTTTTACAAACAATCTACTATAGATAATAC